CATCTATTGCATCAATCTTGATGACCAAACAGAACGTTGGGAGTATATGGTCAACCAGTTTAAGTATTGGGAGATTGAAAACTACACCCGTGTCCCCGCTTACGACGGTCGTGAAGACGATTTAGGGGACATTCTAAAGGGTAGGTACCCTGACATGTGTAAGTCCAGTGAGATTGGTTGTGTGACCTCTCACCTCAGGGCCATTAAAGAGTTCTACGATAGTGGTGCTCCAGTGGCTCTTATGATTGAGGATGATCTGGATTTGGATCTTGTCAGGTTCTGGAACTTTACATGGAAGGACTTCTATGGTAGGATTCCTTATGACTGGGACGTTTGTCAGATCTCAATCATCTGTACGGGTGATGTCCACGTCAAAGTCCACAAGAGATTCGTTAATGAATTCTCTACGGCTGCGTATCTAATTACAAGGCACCATGCAGAGAAGTTAATCCGTCTTCACTGTAGGGGTAATAAGTACAAACTTGATAATGACGTAAGACCCAGACCGGTTGCTGATGATCTCATCTACAATTCGGGTAACACTTACGCCATTCCCCTTTTATTATATCGGACACTGTTTGAGTCCAGTATTCACCAGGACCATGTGGAGGTCTTCCACAAGAGCAACTATCAAGCTCAGTTTAACTACTGGTCACATGCTGGAGCTCAGATGACTATTGAGGATTTGATGAACTTTGATCCGTATCTTGGTAGGGTTTCCAACCCATCAGGTGCCCAAGCTCAAAATCCTGGGTAGTATATATACTTAACCTTTTGTCAATTTTTAGACAGGGGTACTAACAGGGAGTTGTCGATTCCCTTTCCATCCGTGGGTAAAACTCCACGAGACAAAACGAGGTAAAAACTAATGTTCAAATCTGTATTCGCAGCACTGTCTGCATCCGCTCTTTCCGCAGGCGCTGCCCTTGCAGGTCCCTACGTCAACGTCGAAACCAACGCTGGTTGGGTCGGTGATGACTACAGTGGTGCTGTAACCGATCTGCATGTCGGCTACGAGGGTGACCTGGGTGAGTCCGCTGCTTGGTACGTCCAAGGCGGTCCTGCTCTGGTATCTGTTGACGGCGAAGAGACCGAAACCGAAATCTCCGGTAAGGTTGGCGCGTCCGTTGCTATCACCGAAAGACTCGGTGCTTATGGTGAACTCTCCATGCTGACTGCTGACCAGGACTTCGATGACCTGAACGTAGGTGGTAAGCTGGGCGTCAAGTTCAGCTTCTGATTCACGAATAACGTGTTATAATATGAGGGTCCTTTGTGGCCCTCTTTTTTTATGGACTATCAAATACCAGATTTATGTGTGATGAGTATCACACCAGACGAAAAGACAGGTGAGTTGTGGTTGGATATGCCATCCGTATGGGATCCAAGTCCACAATCTCCAGTCTTGGTTACACAACAAACCATTGACTTCATTACGAAGAGTCCTTTTACTGTCCCTATGTGTCCTCCAGGATGGCCTAATCCCCCCACAATTAATGAAGATACCTAAGCTTCTATTAAACCCCTTTGTACTTCTTATAGCAGGTTGTACCGGGGTTCTTTCTTTTATACAACTCTTACATATCTCTTACCATGACAAGATGGAGCATGATATTCATGGTCATGTAAGGGAATTTTGTATCAAACACCCTCCTAAGTGCCAGTTTTCCGACTGACAGTGTTGACAAATGTTAAGAAAACATATATAATGTAACAATACTTCACAGGAGTTCTATTGTGACTGTTAGTTCTAATGACCAAGGTCAGCAAAACATGTGGGCTAAAGAGCCTCGTATGTACATCGACCAGACCGCAGCCGAGCGCTACGGGTATGAAACATATGCTGAGAAAGCAGAGAAGCTGAATGGCCGTACCGCCATGATCGGTTTCGTTGCTGCAGTTCTTTCCTACGCAACTACTGGAAGTTTGTTCTTCTTTGGTGTGTTTGGAATCTGACACATACTTGACATTGGTCAGTAACTTTTATACAATATAGTAGTATAAATTACCTAGACAAGAAACCGATGGCGTCTTATTCTATTACTATCCAGCAGCCTGATGGAACCGAAACTTCATTCCAATGTGAGGATGATCAATACATCCTTGAAGCTGCTGAAGAAAACGGACTAGACTTACCTTATTCTTGTAAAGCCGGTGCATGTTCCTCATGTGCTGGTAAGGTAATCAGCGGAACACTCAACAACGATGAGCAATCGTTCCTCGATGATGATCAACTTGAAGAAGGTTTCTCCCTTCTTTGTGTTGCTATCCCTACAAGTGATTGTGTAATTGAATCTGATCAAGAAGAGTATTTGTATTGATGCCAAACCCAAACCAACTCTATGAAGACATGGAGAGATTGAACGCCCTATACGAAGAACTCTGCTGGGGGCACGAGGATGAATTAGTATTCACCCACGAAAATGGTAGAGTCGTAATTTACAACAACACTTTGGAGAAATCAAATGAACGAAAGAGCAGAACGCATTAACGGTTGGGCCGCCATGATCGGTGTCGTCGCAGCCATGGGAGCATACGCAACCACAGGTCAAATCATTCCCGGTATCTTCTGATGGGATTCATCGCAGCAGCAGTAGTAGCATTGATTCCAATCCTTGCTACAGTTGTTAGGGATGGTAAAGCATGACATACGATTGGACACTATTCCAAACATTAGTGTTCATCATCACTCCATACTTCCTCATGTTGGCACTTGCCAGTAAGGATGAAGATGATGGACCACCTGATGGTGGTATGATGACACCAGCATATCAAGGTGCAAGGGGCTAAACGGCCCCTTTTTTTCTAAATATTAATGCCTTGTATAGATATCATGTCAGAAGAAGTTAAGAAGGAAGAACCTAAAAAGAAAGGTCCTTTGAGTAAACTTAAAGAGGCAGCCGATGACAAAGAAGAACAACTGGCTATTCTATCTACCTTTGTCAGGCTTGGTATTCTTGTATGGTCTGGTGGAATCCTCACGTTGGCGTACATTAAACTACCACCTGCACTTGGAATCCCAGAACAGAAACTCGATCCAACTTTCATCGCCTCCGTCTTTACCGGAGTTCTAGCAACGTTCGGTGTTCAGGCTGGTAAAAAGAACGGAGCCAATGGTGGTGGTGGAGTTACCAAAGGTGACATGGAATATCTAATTAAGAAAGCATCAGAGACAGCACCTGGTCAGACCATCAGAGTAGAACCAGGTTCTTTTACTATAGTTCCAACACAAAAGTCTGAGGATTCCTATAAGATGTGAATAGATAGTGTAGTCAAGTAATTCATATATGAAATTCCTTTTTGCTTTTCTGGCTACACTTTTGTTTGCTCTTCCCGTATGGGCTGTTGATGTTAAGATGGGATCAAATGGTAACTTAGTTTTTGATCCTTCAGACATTACAATCGATGCAGGAGAGACCGTTCACTTTGTGAATGACATGTTACCCCCACATAATATTATTGTTGCCAGTCGTCCTGATCTTTCTAGAGAATCCTTGATGTTCAGTCCTGGTGAATCTCAGGATGTCAAGTTCGCTGATGCTGGTGACTATGATTTTTGGTGTGGACCACATAAGGGTGCTGGTATGATTGGACAAATCCACGTCAAGTGATATAATAATACTAAACGAGGTTAATTATGTCTTGTGATCTTCGACCAATTATTATTGATGGACTACGCGCAGAAGCAGAAGGAAACATCCGAAAGGCCAAAGCAAACGTCGAAGTCTATCTTCATTCTCCTGTTGGTATTGGTGAGCATCCAGATGTACTGGAAGCTATTCAACAACAACTCGACATCATCGCTCACGAAGAAGAAAGGATTGAAGTATTAGATAAACATTTTAGTAATCATCATGACATCCCATTCTGATATGAGATACAACTTTGCCATGTCTTCATTTGCTCGTATGTATGGAGTCAATAGGGTAAGGGATTCTCATAGTATTATTAAATTTTGTAGGAAATGGTCTGAGGTAGAGGAACAAATTGTTCCTCTCGGAAGTTTGACTGAAGTAGATTTCTATTTCAGAGACCTATGGAAGATCTGGGGTGGTTATGTATGAGGCTAAAGACCATTGATATATGTCCTCAAAGGATATATGAATTCCATGCTGATGATTCTCTAACCAACTTATCAAAGTCATTGTTGGTCAATCAAGAGTGGACTTCCAGTGTCACTAAGGAAGGATGGCTCACTAATGCTCTCTCCTGTGACAAAAGACTTCATAAAGATGAGAGATACAAACCTTTTACCGACTGGTTAGAAGAGTGTATTGAGAAAGTTAGAAGTGAACAGAACTATGAGTGTGAGAAGTTAAGTATCACACAAATGTGGGGTAGCATGGGTGGTTATAAGTCATGGCATCAAACTCATGGACACTCATATTCAATTGTCAGTGGTGTTTTTTATGTGACAGATTCAAATGCTAGGACTTGGTTTAGTGAACCAAGTATGTGGGAAAGACTTAAGACTAATCCATCCTACGATACCATGCCAGTATCTAGAAAAAATATTACTGATCCAATCTCCAAGATTACATCTGAGAAAGGTAAGCTTATTATCTTTCCATCATCATTACTACATAGTGTTGATGAACATTTGGATAAGGATAATCTAAGATATACAATGTCATTCAATACGTTCCCCTCAGGAGAGGTAGGACATTTTTCTTCCGCTGCTGGACTTAATATAGAAATCCTATGATTGATAAAAGTGAGTTCGTCCCTCTTGTAAATGCTTTGGTAGGGATTTGTTTCTTCATGGCTCTGGGTTACATCTACTACATACTTAAGATGGCGCACCAGGAGTTGGAAGATGGCACCCATGACACCCCCAAGCAGGAAGAGTTGTTACAACTTTCGTTGTTTGGAGATAAACCGTGTGGTTGACGGGGATACTATTGATGTCACCATTGATCTTGGGTTTGATCTATACAAGAA